AATACAGCGGAAGGTCAAACGTTTATTGTAAAAGATGAAGGAGGCGCCTCGAATACAAATGCTGTGGTGATCCATACTTCTGGCGATGCTGACAAAATTGATGGCGGTGATTCAGTGGTTTTGGAGTCTCCATACGCCGCTATAGCTATATACAGCGACGGTACATCGCGTTATTATGTGTACTAGTTTTTACAATAGTAGTTCGCTCTTTTAAAAAAAGCCATTTTTTTTTCATTTTTTTTGTTTTTTTATTGTGACTAGCCTTTGGACGACTACTTAGAGGTGCTCGTCTGACCGTAATATCATGGCGCTTGCCGTGGTATATAAACAATCTTTTTTATAAAAGAGCTATTAAATCACATATGGAGGGATTAAAAAATGGCTTATAAATTTCAATTAGGATCCGCTGTTCTCAGTGGTTCCATTACACAGGAAGGTGACATTACTGGTTCATTCGACCTGTCTATCGCCACAGGTGGTACCATCGGCTGTGCAGCCGATAAAGACCTGATGACGCTCACAGACGGCGTTGTCACCGTTGCCGGCGAGGTCTCTATGACCACGCTCGACATTGGTGGCACCAATGTTACGTCCACTGCCGCCGAGCTTAACTTGCTCGACGCAGTTACTAGAGGTTCTATCCTTTATGGAAACGCTTCCGGCGCCACGGCCCGGTTGGCAAAAGGTAGCGCGAACACGGTACTTTCATCCGATGGTACTGACATTGCGTACAGTACTGTTAGCAACGACATGCTCGCAGGCTCGATTGGCGCAGGCAAACTCGCAGGTGCTATTCCTGACAGCAAGCTGCAAACGATTGCTACTGCAGGCAAAGTGGCACTCACCGCTCTTGAGATCGACGGTGGTACCGACATAAACGGCGCGCTCGCTGATGCAGATTTGATTATTATTGACGACGGTGCTGGCGGAACCAACAAATACTCTGCAATGTCCAGAGTCAAGACCTATGTGGCTGATCTGACGCTCACAACTGCCGCACAAACCAACATTACTTCTGTTGGCAACCTCGCCGGCGGCACTATCGCTAGCGGCTTCGGCGCAATCGATAACGGCACCAGCGGCATCACCTCGTCCGGCGTGCTTAAGCAGTCTGCCGACCTCGCCGCAGCCCCGAGCACTTCTCAGGCCGTCGCAGGTCAAGCAGGCTCAATCACTTTAGGTGTCGGCGCGGATGCTGGTATCGGTGTTCACAATGATCACCTTTACATTGAGAACAATACTGACACGAAGGATATTATCTTCAGAGTCCACGATGGCACTGATTATGATGACATCTTCTCGGTTGGTGGTATGGGCCTCGAAGTGGGCGACACCACGCCATTCATCTTCGGTGCATCTGAAGACTTTGCCTTGTCATGGGACGGCAGCGGCGGCGCATTCGTGATGAAAGCAAACGTCGAAGATCAGCCTTTCGTAATGGACTGGCAATCCGACCAAGGCGATGACGCTGCGGACGCGTGGAGGTGGAGCATCAACAAAACCTCTGGAGTTATGACACTGGCCAGCAAGATTGACGGCGACTTCGACGACGTGCTGGTACAGCACACTCCCAATAATACCTTGGCCGATTCGATCAGCGCCTTCGGAGGCTCTGTTACCGTTGGTAAGGATCTCACCGTGACTGGCAACCTTACTATCAATGGAACAACAACCACTGTCGATACCACAAACATGCTGGTCAAAGATAGTTTGATTGGTTTAAACGAAGGTGCCAGTTCTAACGCAAACGACTGCGGATTCATCATTGAACGTGGTTCAACTGGTAACAACGCTGCATTCATTTGGGACGAGTCTGCTGACAAGTTCACAATGGGCTTAACCACCGATTTGCCGAGCGCCACTGGTGACCTTACCGTCACTGCTGGTACACTTGTTGTAGGTACTTTAGAGGGTGACGTAACTGGTGATTTGACTGGTACCGTCCAGACCGCTGCACAAACCAACATTACAAGTCTTGGTACACTTACTGCACTTACTGTTGATCAAATTGCTATGGACGGCAAGGTCATGACCATGACCGGCAACACCGGTGATACTGCAGTCTTTACTGTAGGTACCAACGGCGACCTGAGTATCGTAACGACTGACACGGCCGCAGCCGCTGCTAACATCGCCATCACCGCAGATGGTACGGCAGAACTTGCTGGCACTACGGTCACCCTGAACTCCGGCGGTGGCGTTACTATTGATGCAGACAACGGAACCATCACCTTTGCGGATGGTGGCGTATCTCTGGGAACGATCACATCGTCTGGATACTCCGGTGCTGCCGCTAGCGCGGCAACTGCGACTGTTGCTACAACAGTGACAGTTTCAGACAACGAGTCTACAGCTGAGAATAACGCAATTCTCTTTGCCGCTGGCGCAGCCGGTTCTGGTAATGTTGGTGTTGAAGCCGATGCCGGCGATCTCCACTACAACCCCAGCACTGGTTTGTTGACGGCACCGGTCTTCTCCGGCGCTGTGCTGGCTAGCCTGAATTTTGTTGCTGTGGCTTCGTTGGGGAACGATTTCGCAAATGCCTACGCTCTGCAAGCCGGTAAGTATAACGTAGTCGATGGCGACCTTGATGCAAATCACTACGTGAAGCTTCCCAGCGGCGCCGCCGTTGGCGACCTAGTTCATGTTAAGCTGGAAGGAGCCGGCGGGTTCAAACTGTTCATTGAGTCTTATGCAGATGCTGTCAAGATTGATGGAGGCGACTCCATTGTTCTCGAATCAGACTATGCTGCGGTCACATTGATTCAGGCTGACACCAACGATTGGCGAGTATTCTAAGATACCCTTGGATTCTTACGAATCTCGACTCTATTTACTGGGGGCCCTCTTCGGGGGGCCTCCTTTTTATTTTGGCGGATTTGTTAACACTCTACTATTTATAAAAGAACCTTAGAAGTGTCTTGGAAGGTATTAAATGTCATATAACTTAATGTCAGGTAGCGTAGAGTTCATCGGTGATACTCTCGGCCAAGTAGAAGATATTGTAAACGTGCACACAGCACAGACTATTAGTGGTGCAAAAACGTTTAACAACATCACCGCATCCGGCGGAAACCCGGTTGGGCTCACTGTCGTGGGCCAACTTTCAATAGATCAGGATATTATCCACGCCGGCGATAACGATACTAAACTCAATTTTCCCGGCGCCAATGAAGTCCGCCTTTATGCGGGAAATCAGAATTTCCTTCAAGTCAAGGACACTACAGGGGTTGATATCAACAAAGCCGCAGATGACACCGGACATTTCACTTGGTGGGCGAAAAGTACTTTTAATTCTAAACAGTTCTATCTAGACGCAGATCTTGGCACGGTTTCCATCGGAGGTGCCACACCACTAGATGATAGTGTTAAGGTTCATATTTCTGGAAGCGCCGGAGCAGCTGAAGATCCAATTCCGGCCCTGTTAGCTGTTGGTGACAGAAAACATCCTGTTCTAGCTGTTTCTGGAAATGTGTACGGTCGCGGCGCGAGCGACTGGAAGATCGAGATGTCGGGCGTGTTAAAGACAAACAGGCCTATTCTGCTCGAAGGCCCAAGTGCCAATCTTGTTTCAGCGGGCCCCATTAGTGCGTCTATTGTACAAGCCAGCCAACTCTCTGGGGCCCTCAATAATCTTGATTCGCAGTCACTATATTACATGAATGCAGGATCCCCCGGAGCAGAAAAGTATCTAGCAGTGAAACTGGATGCCGATGAGGGTCTTACCAAAACTGCTTCTGGTCTTGCGCTAGACATCCACAGCATAGCCACAGTGGGCTCTATTAATACGAGCACATCGGGACAAGATTTTATTGCAATTTCGGATAACGACGATAGCAACTCTATAAAGAAAATGGGCGTTGGTTCTCTTCTCGCCCTCACTATGGATCCTTCAGTAAACAACCTAGGTTCAGGAGGCCAAGTTGCTAAAACAGTCACAACCCGCGTACCTCAGTTTAGGTCGATTGTCGGCGGAACCGGAATTACTGTTGCGACAAACACTAACGACCTTACTATTAATGCTGCAGTTGCCGGCGCCGGCGGTGATCATGGAATGGTTACTTATAACTATACCGGCTCTACCACTGGAGCCGCATGGTTACGTTATGATCCTACTCCGAATGATCCTACATCAATCTGGGCATCTGGCAATCCCGCGAAAAGCCATGTTCCTGAAGCAGTTAACGGAACTTTTCAAGTTGGTGATTCGGGGTTCTTGACGGCTTTTACTGGTTCGGTACACGTCACCGGCGCCGCCGCACTGGGCGACAATACCGTCCTTTTCGACGTGTCAAGCAACACGGTGCCTTCAATATTCTTTGTGAGCGCCTCTTCCAACGCTGGATACGTCGGGATTGGCGGGGATGGTCTCCATGTACCGGCCCACACTCTTTCTGTAAAAGGTAATGTTAATGTCACAAGCTTTGTGTCCGCCTCCGGCTTCTCTGGCGATGGATCGAACCTTGCAAACGTTCCCATCACGCCCGCAGGCCCAGCCAATGCGCTGCAGCTAAACCAATCTGGCAGCATCGGAGGATCCGGCGATCTTCTGTTGAAAAGGACAGAGACTCCAGCCCAGAGCGAGATGAGTCTAATAGGTAATTTGACTTGTACAAGTTTCGTTTCAGCCTCTGGTTTCGCCGGCGATGGTTCAAACATCACAGGCCTACCCGCGTCTGTCGCTGGTCCGCATAACTCAATTCAGGTTAATCGCAGCGGTTCTCTCCATGGCGATCCCATGTTTAAGGCTATAGCTGCAACTGCACCCGGCGGTGGCGACGAGGTTAGATTGTTCCTTACGGGTACCCTTACAGCCACAGAGGTTTCTTCTTCTGGAGGATTCAAAGCTGGTGGTTTCGGCGGGAATAACGCTTCTTATGACTTGTATAATTTGGGCGGGGCCAAGATTGCCGATCTTAGACTTTGGGACGGCGCCGCCCTGACTCTTTATGATTCCGGCAACGCGAGAGCACAACTGGCAATCGGCATGGAGAGCGACGGCCAGCTACAACTAAAAACTCAAGGTGGTCAAACTTACTTCCATACATCAGAAATGGACACCATAATCAGCGGAAGCGCCATCCGGCTTCAAGGCGCCGTCCATGTGAATTCGAGCATCAAAACTGCCAATTATATCCTTGATGTAGAAGATCGAGTGGTAATCTTTAATTCACCGCATGGCCTCACCGCCTCCTTGCCAAAAATCACAGCGGAAAATGTCGGAGTTGTATATACTATCAAGAATATTAATACGGGCGCCGTTAAGATAACCGGAAGTGGTGATCCGCCTCTTGGTCCACAGAATATTGACGGAAATGAGTACGTAACAATTCCCCAGACATCAGGGATGGGCAAATACAGGACCGTAACGGCTGTTGATACGGGAGCGGACTACGATTGGATCATCATTGGCGAGAACTAAAACATAGTGCAAAAATGTCATTTACAGTTTTTACTTACTATTTAAAAGATGAAGAAATCTAATTTTGTTACTAGGAGTATTTGAATGTCTTCGTTGTTAGAACAGGCTATTATAGACGCTACCGCGCTTAAAGAGGCGGCCTTAAAAAATGCCGAATCGGCTGTGTTGGAAAAGTATGCCCCCGAAGTCAAGACGGCTGTCGAGTCCCTCTTGGAGCAAGAGGTTGATCCGATGGCAGATCCAATGGCTATGGGTGCACCTCCGGCCGACATGGGAATGGAGACAGATGTTGACGCGCCCTTAGCAGCTACAGATGGAGAAGAGATGTGCCCATGCCCCGATGACGGTGAAGAGCAGGAGATTGAAGTGAACTTTGCAGAACTTGAAAAGATGATTTCTGGAGATCAGGAGCCGGCCGAAGATCAGCAAGATCTGGCTGCTGCAATTCCGGTCCAAGAAGAAATTGAACTCTCCGAAGATGTTCTTGATGCCCTGCTCAGCGAGGTAGGCAACGATTGTACAGCAGAAAACGACGACGGACAGGAACAAGAGGAACTTGAAGAGTCAGACGCGTCAGACGAAAACCTCGAAGAGTCCCTAGAAGACATCATAGAAAAGATGGTTGTCGACATGGCCTCCAGAAAAACTGGTTGGCTAGGCGCAGCCGAAGGCGAAATTGCACACGAAGCTGAGCTTGAGTTAGCTCGTCGCCAATCCACAGAATTTAAAGAAGAGAACGCAGCGCTCAAGAAGGCAGTTGCAGATTTGCAGGAAAAGCTTACTAAGTATGAAGCCACGTTCTCTCAAGTGAAAACCAAATTAGAAGAAACCAATCTTACAAACGCAAGATTATTATACGCGAACCGTATTTTGAACAGCAGCTCCTTGAATGAGCGGCAAAAGAACAAAATTGTTGAAGCTATTTCAAAGGCAGGTTCAGTTAAAGAAGCAAAGGTTATTTATGAGACCCTTCAAGACACAGTGGGTTCTGCGCCGGATCGACGCGGACCACAATCACTGCGTGAGGCAGTCACCAGACCTTCTTCTATAATGTCTCTTCGGGAAAACCGAAACAGGCAAAATTCTGATCCACAAGCTGAGAGAATGCAAATTCTCGCAGGAATTAAAAAATAACATAACATTCAAGGAGAAAATTAATAATGTCTATTTTAACAAAATTAACTGAAGGCATCGTTGATCGTGATCTCTCTAAAGAATCGCACGCACTTCTGACGAAGTGGGAGCGTACTGGTCTTCTTGAAGGTTTGACCGATGACCGTTCGCGGTCGTCGATGGCCCGCTTGCTTGAGAACCAAGCCAAAGAGTTACTTCGTGAGGCATCTGCTATGTCCGCAGGTGACGTTGAAGGTTTTGCCGCTGTGGCATTCCCCATCGTCCGACGCGTATTTGCAGGTCTGATCGCTAACGATTTGGTTTCAGTTCAGCCAATGAGCTTGCCATCCGGTCTCATCTTCTTCTTAGACTTTAAGTTCAGCCCCAACATCTCAGATGCGAACGATCTTTCTACAGATACGCGAATCACCGGTATGTTCGGTCAAACTAACGATAAGTCCATTTATGGTACTGATCAGGTCGGTAGCCAGATTACTGGTGGTGTCGATCTAGTCGGATCTCAAGGTGAAGACCTTAGTGGTCCGCGCACGACGGTAGGTTACGCTTATGGCGCATCCTCCGGTTCGTGTACGCTTCCCAATGGAACGGCAGCTGCTTCGCACATGCGTGCATCTTTCGGTATTTCCACTTCCACGGAAGCTCAGAAGAAGCTGGTTCTTTATGATCCAGACCTTATGGCCCTTTCCGGCTCTAGTACTGCGCGTGGCGTTGCTATTATCTCGGTTGCCAAGGCCAGTCTTACCGGTTCTAATGGTATTTCTGCTGACTTTGACAACTTAGGTGCAATCAGTCTGCATGGTATCTCTAGTGTTACCGGTCTCGGTTCGGGCGCTAAGCTCGTCCGTCGCCTCACCCGTCCAGATCCAGATCAGAAGGATCGTATTCTGTTCACCATTGTTGGTGCTTCTGGTTCTAGCGGTGTTTACGTCAACGGCTCCCCCGCCGCCGGCGTGCAGGTTGCGGCCTCCGGTGCTGTTGTTGCTGGTACAGCAATGACTGCTCGTTTCCCGATCAAGGATAACCTTACGTCGTCTACGGCGCTTGGTTCCGTTGTCGGTGCAACTCCGTGGGGACTTGAGAACGAGGCCTCGATCCCTGAGATCGACATTCAGGTGGACAGTATTGCTGTTACCGCGCAGACCAAGAAGCTCAAGGCTAAGTGGACGCCAGAGTTGGGACAGGATCTTAATGCCTATCACAACCTTGACGCCGAAGTCGAGCTTACCAGCATTCTCTCTGAGCAGATCGCTCTTGAGATTGATCGCGAGATCCTTGCTGACTTGATCCGTGGCGCCAGCGCTGCTACCTACTACTGGTCCCGTTCCCCGGGCATGTTCCTTAACAGGACTTCCGGTCAAGAGGTTGGTGCTAGCTCTGCTGCTCCTGACTTCACGGGTACAGTGTCTGAATGGTATGAGACTCTTGTCGAGACCGTTAATGATGTGTCTGCACAGATCCACCGTAAGACTCTACGGGGTGGAGCAAACTTCTTGGTGACTTCACCAGAGGTTGCAAACATCCTTGAGTTCACCGCTGGGTTCCGCGCTAGCGTGACTGCAGATGATGATCGTGGCACCGTTGGTGCTGTCAAGGTTGGTTCCTTGAGCAAGAAGTGGGATGTCCATGTTGACCCCTACTTCCCACGTAACGTCGTCTTGGTTGGTCGTCGTGGCGGTAGCTTCCTCGAAAGTGGCTACGTTTACGCCCCATACGTCCCGCTGCAGGTCACTCCTACCATCTTTGGCCCCGAAGACTTCGTGCCCCGTAAGGGCGTGATGACTCGTTATGCCAAGAAGATGGTTAGACCAGATATGTATGGTCTAGTCGTGGTTCGTGGCTTGGTTGGTGAGTCTGGTCAGAAGACTAGTTAATAACTCTAGCCAATAGCGATAAAGTAAAGCCCTCTTCCAGAATTCTGGGAGGGGGCTTTCTTTGTAAAAACACCGATCTGCCAAAAAATACCGCCGGCAATTTTTTGAGATTTTTGGTTTTGTGAATTTTCAAACTACTTATATAAACAAACCACATAAGGAGATCCCCCATGGGAAAGAAGAGAAAGATAATTGCATATCCGCAGAAGTATGGACGTAAATACAAGTATTTGGCCCCGTCAGAGCCAGTAGAGGCCCCAGAGCCTGAGCCGGTTGTTGAACAGGCCCCAGAGCCTGCACCCGCACCAGCGCCGAAAGCGCCTGCACCTGCTCGCTCCACAAGGGCAAAGAGAGCAGTTAAGCCTAGGACTTCACGCGCCGCAAAAACAGAAACTACAGAGACAGAGTAAAACCAGCCGGTTTCCTGATTCCCTAACTACTTATGTCTAGGAGGAACTATGCATGGCTGTGCCTACCTTAACCCCTGCTAGTAATACTAGTGCTTCAAGACTGCCAGTAACGGGTAACGTTAGTAGCGTATCCGCAGCTTTGCCTTTTGGTATTTATTCGGCTAACACGGATTTTCTGTCTGGTGCAGCCGAACAAGTAGCTTATACTTATAAAAAGCTGGGCGGTGATATTCTTGACATAGAGCTTAAAGCAGACAACGTATATGCCAACTACGAAGAGGCATGTTTAGAATATTCGTATCTTATCAATACCCATCAGGCAAAGAATGTATTATCTGATATATTGGGGTATACAACAGGCACGTTTGACCACGACGGGAGCCTAAAAACAGGTCCCAGTAATTTAAATCTAAAGTATCCCAGATTTGAGTTTGCATATGCGCGCCGAGTAACAGATGCTATTTCAACAGAGGCCGGCTCGACAGGTGGCGTTCTCACTGAATATTCCGCCAGCTTTACTTTGGAGAATGCGAAGCAGGATTACGATCTGCAGACAATTATCTCATCTTCCGCAACTGACTCCGATTCACCGTTTTATAACGCAGTTGGGAACAACAAGGTTACTATTCGTAGAGTTTATTATGTTTCCCCCCGCGCAATGTGGAGATTTTTTGGCTATTATGGCGGTGTAAGCGTTGTCGGCAACTTTAATACATATGGACAGTTTGCTGATGACTCGACTTTCGAGATTATTCCAACTTGGCAAAACAAGGCGCAGGCTATACAATATGAAGACTCTATTTACACCCGTACATCGCACTATGCATATGAGATTGTCAATAATAAATTGAGACTTTATCCAGTTCCGTCCCAAGATTTCTCCCCGGGAAAAATGTGGGTTACTTTTACGATCAAGAAGGATCCTTGGGAAGAATATTCGGATAGAAAATCTGGTATTGGAGGAGTAAACAACGTTAATACGGCTCCGTTTGATAACATACCATACCAGAATATTAACGCTATTGGAAAACAGTGGATCCGGCGTTATGCGCTAGCCCTCTCAAAAGAGACTTTGGGTCAAGTAAGAGGTAAGTTTAGTACAGTTCCGATTCCGGGCGAAGCGGTAACCTTGAATCATTCGGAACTTTTGTCGCAAGCAAAAGAGGAGCAGGAGAAATTAAGAACGGAACTTAAAGAAGTGTTGGATCAGCTAACTTACAGTGCGCTAATGGAGGATGACGCCAAAATCGCAGAATCCGCCGGCCAGATTAATAGTGCGATTCCAATGAAGATCTTTGTGGGGTAGGTAAATGGCAGATGATAACAACAAATGGAAACAGCCTGCAGCACCACCGCCGCCTTTATTTACTGGAAAGCCCGAAAGGGACTTAGTAAAACAGGTAAATGACGAACTGATTGAGAGAGTCATTGGCCAGACTGTTGTATATTACCCTATTGACATCGAACACACAAATTTCCATGATTTATATGGTGAAGCGTTACGAAAAAGCTTCTTGCCTCCGGTAAGGGTTTACGCTTTGGTTGAGTTTGAGGGCATCAAGACAACATACACGCCCGGTATTGGGATTGATAAAGAAGCCGGGATTATAGTTCACTTTCATAAGCGTAGATTGACCGAGGACCAAAATTTATATGTCCGCGAGGGAGATTTCTTGTTATATGGAGATATTTACTACGAGATTGTGACGTTAACAGAGCCAAAACAGCTTTTTGGACAGATTGATCACCGAATTGAGATTTCGGCAAAGTGCATCAAGGCACGCGAGGGTATTTTTGATGGGAACTAATTTCATAAGTCCGAGAAAAGAGGCTGAAAGGTCGAATGAAGAGAACGAGAAAGAAGTTGTTGAGTTTTATATGGCGGCTTCTACTCTCGAAACTGTTGATAGGGCCTTTTTCGAGTTTCTTGATGAAACACTCGACCCGTTTATCTCCACTGGTACTGATTTTAAGAAAGTACCGGTTATTTGGACCTCAGCAGAGCGTGCCTTCCAGATTAAGAGTGATAAAGATATTAGGGACAAAGATGGCAGAATCAAAATGCCGGTTATAACCATCGAAAGAACATCGATCACTAAAGATTCTAGTCAGCATGGAAAATTGGTCGCCACCTTAGCCCCTTTGGAGACAATGAACGGCGGTAGTTGGGTTGTAGCAAGAAGGATTCAGCATGAAAAAACTGCTCTTTTTGCAGCTAGCAATTCAGCGCGAAAAACATCCGAAAAGGCCCTAAATGGCGCCACGTCGACCCCCATAACTACAGGTAATGGCCAAAAGTGGTTTCCGGGCGAAAACAAGACAATTGTATATGAAACATTGTCTGTGCCCATGCCGGTATATGTAAACATGAATTACACCATAATTCTTAAGGCCCAATATCAGCAGCACATTAATGAAATGCTAATGCCATTTTTGACTAAAACGGGAAATTGGAATATTTTTGAATTAGAGCGCGATGGTCACGTATATGAGGCCTTCTTGCCTAAAGAATTTGGCGCGAATAACAATGTTTCTGATTTGGGAGAAGATGAGAGAATGTACGAGACAAAGTTCGATGTGCGAGTGTTAGCTTATCTTATCGGCCAAGATGCTAACCAAGAGGGCCCCGAAATCGGTATTACAGAAAACATTGTCAAAGTTCGGCTGCCGCGTGAGCAGGTTATTTTTGAGGACCCCCATCCCAGAGCACATAAGGGTCAATTTTATAAAGAGTAAAATGGAGATTGAGGCAAACGGTTACTATTTATTATACGATAAGGCTCGATATGTGTAGAGAGCGTTTTGCTAAATAAAGTTTGTTTTTAAGGAGTTAAATTAATATGTCTGTGAAGAAGTACAAATTCGTATCTCCCGGTATTTTTATCAAAGAGGTAGATCAGTCCTTCCGCCCGGCCGCAAGGCCACGCGTCGGACCGGTCATTATCGGGCGAACCAGAATGGGGCCTGCGATGCGCCCAGTTCGCGTTGATTCATTCGGTGATTTCGTGAACACTTTCGGAAACACCGTTTCTGGATTCCAAGGAGGAGATATCTGGAGGGATGGAAACCTAGGTGGTCCGACCTATGCCGCATATGCTGCCCAAGCATATCTCGCCGCGAAGGTGGGCCCCGTAACCATGATGAGGTTGCTCGGAACAGAGCATGCTAATAGAGAATCGGGCGGAAAAGCCGGCTGGACTACTTCCGCTGGCCATAACGTCTCAGAAGGCAGCAACGGAGGCGCCTATGGGCTCTTCCTGTTTAACTCTGCTTCGGCCGCAGGGATTGGAGCCTCTACGGGCGCCGTTCAGGGCTGTTTGGCTGCTGTTTGGTACCTCAACCAAGGCTCGATCACTCTGAGAGGCACGGATCGAACGGGTGTAACAACTTCCGGTTCGGCAGCACTTTTCAGAACTGCAAACGCGTCTACTCACGAGTTGAGAGCAGAAATCCGAGATTCTAGCGGAAATGCAGTGTTAGACACGTCCTTTAACTTTAGCAGAACTTCCGACCTTTATATTCGCAAGGTGTTTAACACGAATCCTCACAAGACAAACACGGCTTGTACTCCTTCAGCACAAGCTGAAAAGTATTGGCTTGGACAGACTTATGATCAGCAGATTGAGCATCTTATAACCGGATCAGCCAACAATCACAACTTGGCATGTATCATCGGTCTTAAGAAAGGGAGCTATGGTTTCCACAATAAGCAGATGCCTTACCAAAATGGTAAGACTGGCTGGTTTGTTGCACAGGACACCGGCACTGCAGGTAGTTACAATGTTACGAATGCACAAAAGCTCTTCCGTTTGGTTGGCTTAGAGGGCGGAACCTCAGTTCAAGAGAGATTTAAGGTGTCTATTGAAGATGTGAAACCAGCTGTCTCTCCAACTGTTAATGCCTATGGTACATTCTCGGTGGTTCTTAGATCTCTTACTGATACCGACAACAACGTTCTTGTCGTCGAAAGGTTTACTAAGTGTGATCTTAACCCCAACTCAAATAACTATGTTGCCAAGAAGATTGGTGATAAGTGGCTAACTTGGAGTGATTCTGAAAACCGGTACCGAGAGTACGGCGATTATGATAATCGTTCTAAGTACGTCCGTGTAGAGGTGAACGAGTCGGTCAACAACGCCGCAACTGAGCCTGATTTGCTTCCTTTCGGAGTAATCGGCCCACAGCGTCCGATTAGTTACCGTATCATTGCTGGCCACGACAACGATGGCGGCGGAGGCCACCAAACCTCTGTTTCTCCAAGAATAATTTCTGGAGAGACTACTGGTTCGACTGCACAATCTAACGCTTATTACTTGGGAGGATCTGGAATCCCCCGTGCCGTAAGTGGTTCCTCGGCTGGAATTGTAACCTACGGACCCTTTACTGGTTCCGTGTACTTCCCGGCTTTAGCCCAGCGCTCTTCGTCTCTTGACGGTGGTTTGGGTGACCAGACCAACGCGTACTTCGGTGTTACCACCAACAGAAGTGGTTCTATCGTTTACTGCGAAAGTGTACCTGACTTCTTACGCCCGATTGATGAAGGCTTGGGAAGAGATACATGGGATGCCGACAATTCTAGTACGGTACCGTCTTGGACCTTCTCGCTTGACGAGTTGAAATATGATACTACCAAGAAGTGTGCTAACTATGTCTCCGGCTCCCGCGCTGCAGGAACCTCGGTGACAGCAGTTAGCTCGTCATTCCAGACTATTTTGAACCTTGGTTTCGACCGATTCACGACCGTGTTCCACGGTGGTTTCGATGGTGTGGATATCAAGGAAATGGAGCCCTTCGGCTTCCATGTAGCCTCAAACTCTACTGATGAGTTTAAGAACTACGCCTACCACTCTATTAAGAGAGCAATCACTGGTATCAGCGATCCGGAGTTCGTGGAAATGAACCTCCTCGCCGCCCCCGGCGTTAAGGCAACCGGTCTCCAGAACCACATGATGACCACCTGTGAAGATCGTGGAGACGCACTTGCAGTACTCGACCTTGAGGGTGATTACACCCCCAGAACTGAGTCAACTGATAGTGTTGCAAACCGCCGAGGCACCGTAGCGAGTGTTGTTTCAAACCTTAAGGGACGAAACATTGATTCAAGCTATGGATGTGCCTATTACCCATGGGTCCAGATTAAGGATTCTGTCGATGGAGATATTCTTTGGGCTCCGCCCTCTGTTGTCGCCCTCGGCGTAATGGGCTCTTCTGAGAGAGCTTCGGAAGTTTGGTTTGCTCCCGCCGGGTTCAACCGTGGAGGCCTTTCCGAAGGCGCCGCAGGAATCCCAGTTGTCGGCGTCCGCCAGCGACTGACGAAGGCAGACCGAGATAAGCTGTATGAGCAGGCAATTAACCCAATTGCCAAGTTCCCGTCAGAAGGAATTGTGGTCTTCGGTCAGAAGACTCTGCAGGCTCGCGCATCGGCCCTTGACCGGATCAATGTCCGCCGCCTCATGATTCACCTTAAGAAAGAGGTTTCCAGACTCGCTACACAGGTCTTGTTTGACCAGAACGTGGAAGCAACTTGGAACCGCTTCAAGGCCCTTGTCGAGCCGCTGCTAGCCAGCACCAAGGCACGCTTTGGTCTGACGGAATACCGACTCATTCTTGATGAAACCACTACGACCCCGGATCTTATCGATCAGAACATTCTGTACGCCAAGATCTTACTGAAGCCGGCTAGAGCAATTGAGTTCATCGCAATTGATTTCAACATCATGCCAACTGGTGCTTCTTTCGATGACTAAAAAGTTGAGAAAAAACTATAAATTAATTTTAGAGACTATATAATTGTAAAGGAGACATCACAAAATGGGATTTTGGACTCAAAGTAAAAGCTCGCTCGGACGTGATCCGAAAAGAGGCTTTAGATTTACCGTACAGATTACTAACTTAGGAGGTAGCGATCCTGCTGCTGGGGGAGGTATTCTATGGTATGCGAAGACCGCCGATAAGCCCAGTTTCGAGGTTAGTAACACAGAGCATAACTATTTGAACCACAAGTTTAACTTTCCCGGTAGAACGTCGTGGTCTCCTGTAGAAATTAAGTTGGTCGATCCAACTGATCCAGATATGGCCGCGAGTCTTTCTGATATTGTTACTGCAGCCGGATATCATCCGCCCGCAGATGTCAACGATCACACTTCTATGCAGAAGGCTTTGGCCACTGCAGCCCTAGGAGACGTGATTATCACTCAGATTGATTCTGACGGAAACGCTCTTGAAAAGTGGACCCTCTGGAACGCGTGGATCTCCAAAGTAAACTACGGTAGCTTGGATTATAGCTCCGATGACCTCACAGAGATGTCGATGGAAATCGTCTATGACTGGGCAACGCTCGAAACCCCCTCTACAGCAGGAAGCAACTATGCTGGAACGGAAGCCGCAGGCTCCCCGAACAAGCAGAAGTTCTGGGCTTCTGATGGTAGCACGGATGCCAACCCCGAAGATGGCGGTGGCCCCGGATTCGGCACATCATAATAATTAACGACAAAACGGAACGAAAAGAGAGGTGATATTTGTCAAGAAATAATGAAGATCGGTTAACTCCAAAAACAGGAGCTAGCCAAGACGCAGGCACCGAAGTTCCACCACAGACGACAGCGAAGACGGACTCAACAAATGATGGGGCTTCCTTCGCTTTCGTTACTCCTACGGAGTTTGTGGAGCTTCCGTCGAAAGGTGACTACTATCCAGAAGGACACATTTTACATGGCGTCGAAACAGTAGAAATAAGGCATATGACTGCCAAAGACGAAGATATTTTAACATCAAGAACTTTGCTCAGAAAGGGCGTGGCTCTTGATCGAATGCTTAAGAATATTCTAGTCGACAAGAGAATTAATCTAGACGACATGCTCGTTGGAGACAAGAATGCATTGATCGTCGCTGCCCGAAAGAGCGGCTACGGCGAGGAGTATGAAACAAAAGTAACTTGTCCCTCATGTGGAGAAGTTAGCCAACATGTGTTCGATCTTTCTACCTTGGAGGATATACCAGAGGTTCCCGTATGGGATGGTATGCCAAGTGTTACAAGAACGGGCAATAACTTTGACGTAGAACTGCCAAGAAGTGAAGCTGTTGTACAGGTTCGCTTGATGACCGGTAAAGATGAAGCAGTCGCTGCTCGCCAAGCCCGCATGGCCAAGAAAGCCGGCTCAGAGCAAGAATTAACATTAACAGGCCAATTTAAGCGATTTATCGTTTCGGTAAATGGCGACAGCAGTCCCAGAAACATTGCATATTTTGTGGATCACATGCCCGCAGGAGACTCAAGGTTTTTGAGGACTATGTATAAAGCAGTCACACCAAACGTTGATATGGTTATGATGTATGACTGTAACTCTTGCGGATACGCATCAGACATGGAGGTTCCGTTTACAGCGGACTTTTTTTGGCCTCAGTAATGAATATATGGCAGACGTGTATGAGCAATTCTTCTTCCTTAAATACAAGGGCGGATGGAGCTTCACGGAAGCATATAACTTGCCAGTAGGACTTCGAAAATGGTTTGTTGAAAGACTAGTACAGCAGTTAGAGGCCGAGCATAAAGCTATGAAAGACGCTTACAAAAAATAGGTCTCTCTCTCACACCTACCCTCACACCCACTACTAGTATTTCAACAACCATCAAAGCCGGGAGCAAACACTCCCGGCTTTATTTTTTTAAATTACTAATTATAAATGCAAAAGGGGATTTATAGCCTATGTCAAGCTTGAGCGAAGACAAACTTAGCGAAATTGTAATAGATTTCGGACACATGAGAAACCCGGAATTGAAAGAGGGGTTTTTGGAGTCTTTTGGCTTCATGGTCAAGAGTATTCTTAAGAGAATTTTTGGGGGCTCTGCTCCCAATCTATCTGTTCGCGGCCGACCTGTTGAGGTTGACGCTTTCGCCAAAGCCATTAAGTCAGAAACCAATTATTTAGCTATGTTGCGAGATTATGGCCTAGACGATCCCCGCTCTTATAGAAACAAGGCCAAACTAAAAAGTAGTGTAAAAAATTTCGAGCGGAAAACGGGTGTTAAGTGGCCTTTTGAAGTTTAGGGGAACTTAGCTGATGGCAGACGATCCAAAAACCAATGAAAAATTAACCAGAGCGATTGAGCAGCTTACTAAGCAGGTCGAGCGCAATACGGCTGGTTTTAATCGAGAGTTAAAAAAGTCGGGCCAACTCACTGAGAGTCTGGGGGATTCGTTTGAGGAAATCGCCAAGAGCCTCAAGAAGAAAAATGATATTCTAGAAAATACAATACTGTCGTTGACTAGAATAGGCGAAATTACTACTGTGCAGGATCGTCGCGCCGCATATCGAGCCGAAGCCTTGCAGGCAGAATTGGACAGCATTAATAACCTTCTGGCAGCCGAAGAGAGCAAGCTTGAGGTAATGATCCAAGAAGGGACGATCTCAGAAGAGGCCCGCAAGAATTATGAGATTAAACTAGAAGCCCAGCGCGAGTCTGTACGGCTTCTTAAGGGTGAAGTTCAGCAAATGAATGCTGCAGCCAGTGCTGCAGATGATGTTGCTAAAGGTATGCTCGGCATCGCCGGCATTACCGACAAAATGCGCCTAGACGATAAGTTTGCTAATGCTGTCGGTGAAGCTGGAGGCTTAGTTCCGGTTTTGCAAGCCGTTGGGAAGCGCCTCATGGACAACACCACAAAGACCATGCTTCTTTCGTCGGCTTCTTCGCATGTTTCAGACGCAATCATGGGCCTCGCCATGGCAGCAATTAAACAAATGGTGTCTCTTGATAACCTCGAAGCGCAGATGCGCCGGATGACTGGCGGCAACCACGAGTATTCTGAATCTATTAGAGAGGTATATTTGGCGAACCGGATCAACGGTGTTTCTGCTGAAGATGCAGCTAGCTCAGTTAATACGCTCTACACCGAAATGAGCACGTTCACACGATATAATAAGGCGACCCGTTCTGAATTAGCGAACACTGGTGCGCTCCTAGAAAGAATGGGTGTTAGCAATGAAGCGTTTGCAGGCGGCTTAGAGGTATCGACAAAGATGTTGGGCATGACAGCGATTGAATCTCGCGACACTCAGACCGATATTGCCAGATTTGCAACTGAATTGGGCGTTGCTCCCGAAACAATGGCTGCTGGCTTCAAGAACGCCGGCCCAATTATGGCGAAATTCTCAATTAACGCCACTAAGGCCTTTAAGAACGTTGCCAAGGCAGCTAAGGCCACCGGTATCGAAATGGACCGGATCCTCGACTATACACAGCGATTTGACACCTTTGAGGGCGCCGCAGAGCAGGTTGGCTCTCTGAACGCAATGTTGGGTGGCGATTATATCAACGCTATGGACCTGATGGCCACAGAAGACCCTGCAGAGCGAATGAAAATGATTACAGACGCTATTCATGATTCAGGCAAGGCTTTTGAGGAAATGAGCTATTATGAGAAGATCGCAATTGCGGAAGCTTCCGGGTTCCAAGATGTCGGAGAGCTAGCCAAGGCCATGTCTGGCGATATGGACACCCTAAACACGTCTACTGAAGAGCATGCTTTAACAGAAGAACAGTTGGCCGAAAATGCCAAAATTAATCAATCACTTCAGGAAAAGCTCGCAAACACAATGGCTGAACTGGCCCGTGCTATAATGGACGTGATGGATGGCCTTAACAAATTCATGGTTCCGATTATGAAGTTCGTCGCCATTGCTGGCCCGGTGCTGTTCCCAGCACTTTTGATGCTCAAGGGGCTAATGTGGGCAGTTCAGATTAAGACGGCCATGGCCACGGCTGCAACCGAATTCCGAATGATCGCTCAGCTTAAAGCATGGGCCGTTGACAAGCTAGAAACTGCTCAAATTTGGCTTATGATCAAAGCCGATGAAGCCAAAGCGGCTATAGATCGCATTCGGGCCGCCACCACCGGCGCTAGTACGGCTGCAACAGCGGCCAACACCGGAGCCCAGAATCTCAGCACAGCCGCTACCATTAGGGGTCGACTCGCCATAATCGGCCAGAACATTGCCCGGGGTGTAGCGGTCGCGGGTACAGCCGCATGGGCCGTCATTCAGGGAGTTTGGGCTATTGCCACCGGTGCAGGTACTGTTGCAACTCTTGGCGCCACCGTAGCAACGTGGGGATTGAATACTGCACTTATTACAGCGACCGGTGGTCTGATTTTGATTATTCCACTGATTATCGCCATTGCATACGGCTTGAAGAAAATGTGGGAACAGGGCGGCATTGCGAAGGGCATTGTTATCGCACTAGGAATCGCTGCTGGAGCCGCATTGGTTGCTGCTACTGGAGGTCTTATACTTCTGGTCCCACTGGTTATTGGATTATTCTTGGGTCTTAAGAAGGTATGGGATGGGCTTAAGGAAGGTGCGACATGGGCAAAGATTGTGGGCGGAATATTACTTTACATTTTCGCAGCCCCCCTTGTTCCTCTTTTCTTGCTTTGGCAGTTCTGGGACAAGATTAAAGCCGGCTTCATTATTGGTGCGAAAGCGATTTTCAACGCGCTAACATGGCCATTCCAAAAGGCCTATGATCTTGTAACTTCTATTTGGGATGGGATCACTGGATTCTTTACGTCAAAGATTGATACTATCAAAGCTGTGTTTATGTCAATTGCATCGGTGGGCAAAACTATCGCAAACGTCTTTAAGTGGCCGTTCAACGCACTTATTGGAATTATCAACAAGTTTATCGGTTTTATTGAAGGTGTCTTTACTCTTAAGATTAGGGTGCCCAAGATTCTCCCGGGCCCTTCGAAGTTCCAGATTGGTCCTCCGAATATGGGAAGAATACCCAAGTTGGCCAAGGGCACAGAAGCCTTTGCTGGCGGAATGGCCATGGTCGGTGAGAAGGGTCCAGAAATGGTAAACATGCCGGCCGGCACGAGCGTAACGCCCGCTGAGAAGACCAAGAAATTTGTTGAGACGCTAGCACAAGTAGCGAACATGACTGCAAAGATCGCAGGCGCCATGGGGGTGCCCGGCGCTTCAGCGGTCGCGGGTGTAACAGAAAAGGTGACCAAAGCAGTCGGAGGTGGACAGCAAGAAAGTCCCCAGCCGGTTCAAGTAAATATTACTTTGGAACTAGATAAGAGAGTACTAGCAAGACACACAGAAGAGATTATGGTTGCCAAACTGAACCCGGCAAGCGCTTAAAGGAGGCAAGAAAATGGGCTTTTTAGATGAATTAAATGACTTGAACAGAGAGCGTACTTCGCTGTTTGATTCAAAATCAAAAGCAGGTCGAGATGCATCAGACACGTATGCTAACCTAAACCAGCTTTATATTGAATTTTATCATTTGCCTTCAGACAGAAGTGTTACGTTCAAGGCTTATATCACTGAATGGTCAGACAAATTTAGTTCCAACTATAACACCGAAAACGTGTATGGAAGAAACGACCCGATTCATACTTTTGAGGGAACATCGCGTGAAATCTCGCTTGCATGGGAATGCGCATCTTCCACTGCTCACGAAGCACAAGAAAATCTAGCCAGAGTGTCTTTGTTGGCGCAATTTTTGTACCCAGCATTTAAGATGCAGGAGTTTACTTTTGGCCCGGGCGCAGAAACCTTAAAAGTTGGAACAATGGCCAAAGCACCCTTAGTTAAGGTGCGTTTTGCGAACTTGATCTTGGACAGTAAGGGTGCCGCCGTCGACGCGGCAACGGGGATGTCTGATGTTAACGCAAAAACGGGCGGTCTTCTGTGTGCTCTAGATGGCTTAAACATATCAACAGATCTGGAAGAAGGCGTAATTGACGCGACTGGCATTTCAACCCCTAAAACATTAACACTGAGCACAACCCTGAAAGTCATTCACCAGCATACGCTAGGTTGGGATAATAGCAATAAAACATGGCTGGGTGAAGGAAATGCAGTTGCTTTCCCATATAATGCTTGGGGAGCCGGCGCCGCTGAATTGTCGGGCATCGAAGATCGTTACGGCGTAGAAGAACCGGAGGATCCCGCTGCAGCACCATCTGATGAACTGCCAACTATGGACGCCTCGTCGCTGGAGCGGGTATCATGAGTAGATATTTTGGTAGACGAAGAAAAACAACGAAAGAGAAGATGCACAAAGAGCTTCTTGATAAGCGCGGCGTCAAGCATATTAAGCATTATACGACACCCGTCCTCTCTCACCCAACGGTTGAGGAAAGAAGCAAGTACACGCAAGAACTACATGTTTGGTCAGTGGGAGATCGCTATTATAAGCTAGCCCACAAGCATTACGGAGATTCTAAATATTGGTGGGTCATAGCCCACTGGAACCTTAAGCCCACTGAGGGGCACTTAAACTTGGGCGATGCAGTTCGAATCCCCGGCCCGATTAATGTGGTATTAAATATCCTTAAGAGGAACGGCGGTGGTTATTAATGTCGCGGGGTTATACAGCGAAAGTACCAGCGAACTGGAGTTCCGACGTACTCGATCTTGTCAATAGTTTTGAGATCGAAGGCGCAACTATCTATTTTGATGATGCGAATAAATTCTCGGCAGAAGACTTAGATATTATCTCTGGAGAGGCCATCGTCAAGAGTTTGTCTTATGACAGAGACTTTTCAGGCGAAGGCGATATGCCCGATGGACTATACGAATATAAGGCCGAATCACAACGCCTAGGATCTGTGTTCAAAGATCTCGCCGGATGTATTGACGGCACTCAGAATTACTGCCTGTCGTATGAAGATTTCGACGATATCGACAAAGATTATCTTTCTGACTGGATCGTCGATAATGTTTCCTCTGGAGATGATGCTTTACCTTTATCAAACGTCAAATCTGGAGATGATATCTTTAAAAACACTTGGGGGAATGACCCCGACTATAAGATGTCCGAAAGATATAGCTGGTCTAAGACGCGCTGTGGAAGTATTACCTCTAGTGGCCGCGCCAGCGCAATGTCATCTAATACTGCCAAACTTCCGATGACATCCGGCGGTGTACAAGGCTCTTCCACCGCCCCCTCTATGCGTGAATATTCGGATCAGCTATTCGCAGATTCTCGATTCCTCTCACAGCGCATGCAATACATTTCGAAGGCCGTTACCGCATATGAAGAATTAGAGGATCTTGACGATGAAGCCGTAGAGGAGGGTATGGACCGCCTCGCGGAGTTGCAGGAGAAGGAAGAAGACGGCGATCTCACCCCCGAAGAAGCGGAAGAACTGGCGCGACTCCAAGGCGCGATGACGCCATCCAACTTGAGCGATAGAGCTGATCAGCAGGCCGCAGTGGCCGCATTGGAAGAAAGTGGAGAGGCCGGCTCATATGCTGCAGCTATGCGAGCTATGGAACAGTGTTTTATGATAAAGGATATTGTGACGATGGCTCAGGCGAACGTTCAAAGGAGTAGGGAAGGAAAAACTCAGTATCGTGTCGCAGACGGGCCGGCAGCACACATGGTACACGGAGAGATGGGCCAAACAGTTTCAAAATTAATGTTCGACCCGGCCTATTCTGCTTATTATTTTATGCCACCGAGCAAGTTGTCGTACTTGACCCCTTCAATAAAACTGTATCAAGTTTTGCATGAGGCAAACGCATCCGGGCCATCGCCCGAGACATCAGACTTGAATCCGCCGGTAGACTTCCAAATACCATTCTTTCAACACATGACCCAGTATTCGATAGATCAGATCATGAACGGAGAAGAGGGTCGCGGCGGCATCATCGGCTTAAAGAGTTTTGATTGGGTCTATCAGGGCTCAAATCCGGCTTCCTCTAGAAGAGATATTAAGGCGACCTTGATATTGGAGTGTCAATCGTTTGGGGAATTGGTTAGGGAAAGGACCGTAACCCTCCAAGGGCCAAACGGCGAGTTTACTCATCATTGGACCTATGCTGATTTGGCAATTCGAAGAAACCGCGACCACAGACAGGCACCCGATGTGATATATCAGCAAACAAAAGTGGTAGTTGGTTGGGGTTTGGACGACGCGTCTGAAGAAATTAACACTCTTGGGTTTACAGAAGACGAGATCCGGGCAGTTAAGAACTCTCAAATGACAATGTTTTTGACATTAATTGATCACGGGTTTGATATCAGAGAGGATGGCACAGTAGAGATGAAAATTGAATATCGGGCCTACATCGAAGGGGCGTTTACTTCACCGGAAGCCAATGTGTTGATTACAGATGATTTGTTAGAAAAACAGGCCGAACGAAAACGCTTGTTAGGTGAGATGCAGGCAGATATTAATGATCCGAACGGAAGATGTAGAACTGCAGATTTGCAGGAGTTAAAAAGAAGGTTTACTAATCAGATACATGAAGAGAAGGAGCAAGCACATCTTTCTCTCTTGAAGGGTCTAGAAGACGAAAATAGCATCTTTATTCGGACTATTGATATTGTAGAAATGATGCAATTTATGCAAAATCCTTTCGCGGGCTCTTCCGGGGCTAACGCTCAAACAGGAGCCAGCGGCAACCCTTCTGTTTCGGGGAACTCATCAGCCGACCAACTTAGGACAGCGGATGGAGTTGTCGCAGATTTGGAGTCTAAATTTAATTTTCCAGATCAAGCAGCCCACGGCAGTGCCGAAAGCCAAAGCACAAATGAGTTGTTGGAAAACGTATATACAGAAGAGGTCGACGGCGAATTTCAGGTACCTTACTTTTTCCTAGGAGATCTAATTCACGTTGCGCTTAAGAATATTTCCAAATCAGACACGGCGGATCCAAAGAAATTTAAAAATATGCGTTTATTGTTAGGGGCCCTCGAAATTAATGATTTTGAAAACTCAGATGTTAAGTATCAGATTAATATAGCGGACGTGCCCATTGCGGTTACATATTTTTTGGAATGGTTCATGAACAGAATTCAAAAAAAGCAAGAAGTTGTTTGGTACCTTATGGACTTCATCAAAGATGTCATCAAAAATATGATTTACAAAGTGCTTAATTCAGATGAGTGCTTCGCCGGCGCCGTAAGGCAAAAAGCCAACTTTCAGAACATCTATCTCGTGGGCAAAGGCAACGGTGGCGTTGATAAGATACAGGAACTAATTGATACGCCCGCAGGCGCCGATACTGGCCTATATAAGCGTTTGTTCGTAGATGATGTGTCTAGCGACCAGTCGCCTATTTTAGAAGTTGACAAGTCGGACGAACAGATCGACGCCGCCGACATGTTTCACTACGTGCTCTTATACGCAGCAGATCCTACCCCGAGAAACCTGAATGGAAATTTCAGCGAAGATGTGGAAAAGGGTGTATATCATTTTCATATTGGTACCAACAAGGGTCTTGTCAAAAGGATCAAGTTTACTAAGACGGATCAGCCCGGCTTGAGAGAGGCGAGATACTTCAGTCAAGGTTATGACGGCTTATCACAATTGAGAGAGCCGTACAAGATAGATATTGAAATGTATGGTAATGCGAGAATCTTCCCGGGGCAGACAATTTACGTAGATCCGCAGGGATTGGGTTTTAATTTAGGCAGCCCTGCCAACGAGGGCTCAATGGCTTGGACGCTGGGTTTGGGCGGTTATCACATGGTTATCAATGTTCAGCACACAATCGCCCGTGGAATATTTGATACTAGGGTTAATGCAGTGTGGGTGCTCCGAGGCGGCATGGGCGGAGAATCAACAGAGGCCGATGGTACCGAAACCCCGGCGCGCAATACATCAGCCTGCCAGGTCTTGAACAATTCGGGACTTCCGGCGAGCGGGTATGACCCAAGTAGCGAGGGAGGAGGGTAGATGAAAGCAACTGACAAAAATATGATGCGCGGCAAAAACGACTTGTCATCGGATCTTATTTACTATTATCGGCTTTTGTACTCTGTTGTTCATAGTGTTGGTTCTCCGTATAAAAAGATT